ACTAATCCCATCACCTGGCCTAGACGGTTCATCTTGTCTTGGATCCTACGCTGCCATAATTGAGCAGTAGTCTCTGGATCCAGTTCTATTGCCTGGCCAGATTCTTCTTTTTTAGAGCGGGGTTTTTTGGGGGGAGGCTGTCTCTTGCTGACAGCAAAAACTATCTTTTTTCGGGTGCGAGGGGCTTTTCCCCAGTCGTTCCTTTTTGCGTAGTCTTGGTAGATTTTGTCGATTTGCGGAGCGGTGTTATTAAGAAGCCCCTTGTAAACAGCGGATGATTCGGAGGAAGAAATGATTTCTTTATAATTTTTGCCATTGTTATCTATTGCATCCTTTTTATTGGAGTATGTTAAACCAGTAATCGCCTTTGCTAAATCATACGAGCAATTTAAGCCTTCAATATTGTTACGCACAACCTTTTCTACTAGTTCATCGAATTCTATATTTGGAATGTTTTCACTTACATTGATGAAAGCATATCCATCTGGATTAGAGGTTAGAAAAATGCCCTCTCTTTCTGCCTCCCCATATTTTTCTTCAATTGCATCAGCCATACCTACTGTTAAATCACTCATTTGATCTGGTGTTAACCTCACATCCTCACCTGTCTTGGGATTATGAAATTTAAGTTGTCCTAAATTTGCGTCCCTTTTAACAGTTGTGGCTATAGGTTTATGCCACCCTACTCCCCACTGATGGGTTAGAATCCCCCATAATGCACAATATTGATCAACTTGTTCCTGGACTACTTCTGATATTGGATCTGGTTTTACTTTTGGGGATGGTGCTTTAGCCACGGGTGAAATGACGGTCAACTGTCTACCAGGTGAAACCTTTTCCAGCCAAGCACCCGGTTGATTAGCCTCACCTACCACCATAAGACCAACTGCTTGTGCTAATCTATCATGGCCGCTCTCATCTGTAATTACACGAACAATAGCGTTATGCATATTGTTCAGTTCTACTAAATCTTTTTTAGTGTCTATATTAGGGAAATAGTCCCCGATGCCTGGCAGTGTTTCCATTGTAATAATTTGCACTTCTTCGGCTATCAGATCTGCAAAGTCTACCGACTCAATCTGTGCATCTTTTAAATTTTTAACTGCTTTTAATATTTTGTTTCTATATCGGATCCTTGATGATTCATTTTTCCAATGGCCTGGGATCTTCTTTTTATCAACGGTTGCAGATTCAATGTAATGTCCCTTTTCTATTGCTTCTGCTTTTATAGGTCCTTCAACTGTATTCCATTTAGATCTGATTGTAGTCCATATGGCTGCCTGAACTTGCCAAGGTTCCCAACCTAGTCTTTTTGCTGCTCTAGTTATTGCTTTAGAAACCCTATCATATTGTGATATGTTAGGTGCATCATTTTTAAATCCAAATGCTCTCATAATCCATAGATCTACTGTAATACCTTGATGCATGCTTGGATCTATGTGTCGCATTAGATTTGTGTAAAAATTATTGGTCTTGATTCCTAGTGGTATTATCCCGTTCATAATCATCTTGGCTTTAGGGACCATACTAGATGGAAATCTGCCTTCTGAAGGATCTTGGCCAGCCTTGCTCTGCTGATAATATCTTAATGCCTGGCGAATGTTTGGTTTTATTCCTGTACCCTGACTAAACAATCCTATTAGCCCAGCTATCTTTTGAGCCTCATCCTGGTTATTATCGACTGCATCTAGGATAATATCGCTGCTTCTCTCATACCAATATTTCCCAGCCACACCTTCTCTGGCCATGTTCATCAACCTGGTAATAAGGCCGGTAAATTTCTGCGGTGAATTAATGCCTGGTGGTAATGCCTGATACTGACCTTTTTTAGTTCTAGGAAAATCCGGCTTCTTCTTCTTTTTCTTCCTGACCTGGAACTGCTTCTGTCCCTTCATCACACCCTTCTTCATCTGGCCAGTGATTTGCATACCTGGTGGGTTTCGATGTGGGTAGCTGATGAAACTACCTCTCACAAAATCTATTGGCTTTACACTGGTCCCCCAGTTATTACGCTTGGCCATCTTATTTAGGATGTTCGGGATCACTTTATCATAAACCTTTTTCTGGAACCGACCACCAATTGAAAGATCACTACCTTTAATAACACCGGTCCGGCTACCATCCCTGATCTGCTTGGCCATCGTCCTACCTAAAAGCCTATCCAAAGTAACTTCCACCCCATTAATTGTGGTTGATCCATTTAGTGGGATAGACTGATTAAATACACTCTTCTTATCCTTGATTCCATTTATAATAACAGATTGCTTTCCTCTATCCATTTCTTGTACAGCTTTTTCAGCAGCTATACGACTATCTGGGTCAACATTTCTAGCAGTACTAGATATTATTTTTTCTTCAGGTGTAAGTTCTCTTTTGTCGGCAACAGACTTCTGCCATTGTATTGTATCAAGGTTCTGCCTCAAGCTGTCTGACCAGCGTTCTATCTGTTGTGCTCCAGTAGTCCAGGTTATACTATCAAAATTGGCTTCAGCAGCATAGCGTAACATCCGTTTCATTACAAGTTCAATCCACCCAGTACCTTTGAATGGTGCATCAGGAACACCCAACTGGCCAATGGTAGCATTGGCTACTGCATTTTGAACATAGTCCTTTGCTTCCGCAAGATTTGGCCTAGTAATAATCCCCCTTCGCTGGCCTGATCTAGTAATTTCATTTGTTATGAACCGCTTTGAGGGGATTGATGTTTCTGTATCTTCCGTAATCTCATATATAAAGTTGGTGCCAGGGATTCTTGTGGTCCAAATCCCTGCACTAAAACCCTCTTCATCGCCCTCTTCCCATACAAGTCTTTTGTTTACGGTGGTTTGGTCATACCCTCTTTCGGCTCCTCTCTGATGCCAATCAGACTGGACCTCTTCTATAAATAAAACTTTATTTCCCGCTGAATCCCATCTGGTATTAAATCTTACATGAGCCAGGATATTTGGTTCTTCCCAGTGTGGACTTTGATAATCCACCACCCGTTCATCTGCCTTGGCCCTAGCTAACTTATCCCGAACCTGTTCTTCTTCTTCAGTCAATTGATCATGCCAACCACCTTCCGTCTCACTATACTTTTCATTCATTTCTATTATGAATTTACTGTATTCTTCAGCAGCCGTTCCGGGACCAGTCCCCGGACCCGCTGCATTATCCAGTATTAGCAGTAATTCTCTGTAATCATCCCCACCCTCTTCCACTTCTGATGTATACGATGGCTCTTGATATTTTATCTTGATATCGCCATATTCGTCCATCTCCTCTTCATTTAGAACGGAAAATCCTTGCTGGGGCTGGAGGAGATTTCCAGGGGTCCATTTCTCCCCATATTTTTTAGTCATTCTCTTGTCAAATTCTATCCACTCTGGTGTGGTCATGTAGTCATCTACCTTTTCAACATCCACTACCTCAATCTTATTTGCCCTGATATGATCTAGTAATTTTTCCCGTGTTACCCTCTCTTTGGATAATAGTTTATCTAATGCCAACCACTTTATTTCTTCTGGCTTAACTTGATGTTTTTGGAGATAGTTAATTACAGATTGACCCTTCATCGTTGGGGGGAACTGTTCATCTACCACTTTCTCTGCCTGGGAGAAAAAGACCGGCTTCTTTTTAACCTGGTGCATGATCCTGGGATCTTCTTTTGTAGGCTTCTCATTGAACTGGGATTTTATTTGGTTAGGTTCAAAAACCCCATAAGCTGTTTGTGCTTCACCTCCAAGAAAAAACTCAGATGTGATATATCCATCATACCCTAATCCTTTTAAATGTTTTATTAATGGTTTTGCTGCATCTTCATTCTCTATCATTCTCCATAAATGATAAGTATCCTCACCGACAGAAATATCGACAGCTGGAAAATCAGGGGAAGCATATTCTTCCTCTAATTCTTTTTTAAGTTTGCTGGGCATTTTTTCCCCAGTCAAACCTTCAATTATTTTAAAAAAGAATGAGGATGATATCTCTTCATCAGCACTTAAAAGTCCTGAACCATCCATGTTCTCTTCCCTCTCCTCTTCAGTTATATTATCAGGTAGGTATTGTAGGTCTAATGGCTTATCCATTCTTATATATGATGGAATAATCCTACTGCCCTCTGTTACTTCTACTCCTACACCACCCGCAAACTTTTCTGAAAGCATTGGATCCTGGGCAAACCAATTAATTATACCATCACCTTGTGGGGAAAACTCATCAAAATCTTCTTTAGCACTGGTCCCATGATAAACAACCATAGGTTGCCCCTTCTCATCCACTACCTTACTGTCACCGAACCAAGATTTAAACTCTTTAGACTTTGGCCTTACCTGTTGATTTAGATTCTTTTTATCAATCTTCCTCTGTGAGGGACTGATGTCCCGCATCCCAGCTGCCTTGTACATGTCCTGGATCTTCTTGGGGATCTTGGCCCCACGGATTGTCCGGATCCTGGCAATCATTTTCTTCAATGATTCCCTGGCATTATCAAATAATGCTCGGATACCGCCAGCTTCTTCATGCAGCTTCTCACTAAAGAAGTAGTCTCTTCCTTCTTGACCAAAGTGTTCTTCTACTGACCTACCGTCATCGGATTTGTCATGGTATTCTTTGAAAGCCTTCTTGTCTTTTTCAGGCATGTATTCATAAAAATCGTGGTAGAATTCTTCAACCAGGGTATCAGCATCGTGTCCCTTAAATAACTTAATAGCCGTATTAACCTGGCCATCGATATGATTCCAGGCTTCTGTATAACCAGTGATAATATAATCACCCTCTTCGCCTTCTTGGACTGTCAATCCTTCGGCTGCAAAGAATTCCTCTGGAGTTTTGTCTGTATTCTTTTCAATATACTCTTTTGTGACTTCTAGGATTCGGTTACTGATAGCTATGCTTGATCTTGAATCAAAGTCAGGATCCCGTTCAAGTATCTTCCTGGCTAACTTTGCAACACCAGGGGAAGTATCACCAGCTTCTTCGGCAGCATTGATCTCATCCAGAGCCTTAACTTGATTTACTCTTTGTTCTTCTGGATCAAGGGGTTCTTCTGCGGGAGCCTCTTCATCTGCTGCCGCTGCTGCGGCTTCTTCAGCTTTTGCATCTTTCTTTTGCTTCTTATAATCCATTATCTGACCAGCTGCACCAGGAACAGAAAATGCTACCATTTCTGATGCTAACTGTTTAAAAAATTCTTCACTTGTATAATCAGGCAGATCTTCACCGGTCCCGATCCCAGGTGTTGCCCTTCCAAGTTCAGACATACGCTCTTCAAACATTTCATTTAACACACCATGATAACCAGAGCGATCCAAAACCTTTCTAAATGCTGATGGGTCTGCACCAGGATTCTTCTGTAACCATCTTTTCAACAGGTAACTCCTGGACATAGCTTCCCTTGCTGGTTTCCCAAGTTCTTTAAACAAACCACCCATTCTTTCTGATACCATTTCAATCCACTGTCCTTTGGTTGCATCTATAAATGCAGACATTGCCCCTTGACCTGGTCCAGTAATTGCTAACTTTTCTTCTCTTGTTAAAGTTATCCCCGGCAACATTCTTCTTTTTGTCTCCGCAGCAATTCTAGTTACTCCCGCAGGGAGGGTTTGTAATGTTGCACCTCCCACCGCTTGTACGCTTTTTGTAAGTATCTTTCCAGTGGCTGTTTTCTTCCCATAATCCCGAATTTTTTTATACCCACCTTTAGTAAGAAGGCCTGCCAGTACTCGTTTAGCTACTTTTAATGTGGCATTTTTGCCAGCCGTATAAAAACCACCAGTAAAATATAACTCACCAGCAAATGCTGGTAGGTGCACAACCAGGTTTAGGGTATTGTACGCCCAGGTTTTATTAGACCTAGAGTATGCAACATATTCTTCTAATATTTTTAACTGTCGGGGTGTAGCTGTTTCGTTTTCCAAAGCAGCTGCTGCCACTGCCAATTCTGTAAGTTCAGCAACTTCTATTCCACTACTAACAAATGGGATTAATCGCTGCCACCCAGATCCTTCTTCCCATGGCGGTTTCTTAAAATCGCTGAGTAAATCAAAAACATCTAATGTGGGTGGTGGATGTGCCTTATCCCACTCCTCTTGTTCTTTTTTATCTCTTTTTGATTTTATCTTTGCTCTTATAACCTTAACCATGGATTTAACATCCATGTCACCTGCAGCTGCCATTTTTCTCAAGTCAGCATAGTATTCGGGATATGTTTCTATCAGTAGTTTTATATTGCTCTGGACAATTTCCTGGTTATCTACTCCCTTTTGATAAGTTTCTGCAGCATCCATAATTGTTTGGACTTGGGATTTCTCATCCTTTTGATAGTCTGTGAGTTCTGCTTCATTTTTTGCGGCACTATCTGCTATAGCTTGGTCAATGAGGAAGTCGGGGAATATCGAACCAGAAGATGGATCCTGTTCCATATAGTTAGGATCAAATGACTCTAACTCCTTGTCCCAACTAGCCCTATACGGGTACTCGTCAAGATCTCCATACTTTTTCAACCATCTTCTTATCCTTGTTTTTTCCTTTGTATTTCTTCTACCTAATGCTGCCCTTTCCTTTGGCCCAAGATCATCATCAGCTGCAATCTCCTCATCGAATTCTTCGGGGAAGATATGTTTCTCATTGTCTTGTGGTGGCGGCTGTTTGTCGTGTAAATCTCGGGAGGCTTGCAATGCTGCAGCGGCATTATCAAAAGATGGATATTTACCAAGTCCTTGCTCCAAGGCCACTCGCCAAGCCTCATCATTAGTAAGCTGCACACCTTCAACCATTGATGGAATAACATAATGTATCCCATCAGCTTCCACAGTTATTGTTCTTACATTGCTTACTGTGCCATCTTCATTTTGAACCGTAGGATGTTTTGTTGGGAATAGATTCTCATTGGATCGTTCTCCGAACCTATCGTAGCCTTTAGGTATTAGAACCTTGTCGGTGGCTTTGGGGGGTGGTGGGGTAGTGCCAGCCTTCATAACCTCTGGCCCTTTTCCTGGATTGCCGGCTATTGCATCACCATATGCCTTAACAACTTCGTGATCTTGACCATGGCCGGTATAAATTGAAGCGAACTTATATGGATCCCCACCAGCTTCTTTCCATATTCTATCAATAACATGTCTACTGGCCTGATCGCCAGATTGCAGATCTTTATATTTCGCAGTATAATATGTTACGCCATCCTGGCCTACGAATGATTCCCCTTTTGTAGCACCAAAGTTTTTAGATAAATCATCTGTCCAAATATGTAAACCCCACTGATTGTGCCGTTTTCCACGATCACTGTTGGCATTTTCGAATTGAAAGACTGTTTTGTATACTGGAGGCATTTTTTTTCATTTCTCGAAAATTCGGCTTCGTATTTGGTGCCTAGAAGGCCGTATCTCTATGTCAAGCATACCTAACCCTCATCATCTGCTCGTCCCGCAGCACCACCCCACTGTACCTTGTCTTGATCAATAAAGGCGGGTACCGGTATTGTACCAGTCGTATCCCTAGCCCATGCACGCAAAGCAGCCCGCTGCTGTCCTGAAACTTTGTTTTTTCTTCTGTATTCCTGGTACCACCTAGTTCTTTTGTGCTGTCCCCAATTCTTCATAGGTACTCCGGTAGAACTTTCCGAGTTTGGATCGGCATTGGTATTTTTATTGTATATAGCATCAGTACTGGTTGTATTCCCATCCAACAATTCATTCGCAAGATCCTCCCAAGCCTGCTCCTCCTCCGGTGTCATCACTCCCCCATCATTCTCTACTTCCACCTTATTAAAGTTTACAGTCGGATCCACATAGTCTCTGGACCATGGAAGGTGTGCGGGTATTTTGGAGCCGGTTGGGGAGACGTTGGGATTCAAGTTTGGATCTGTATCTTCTTTCTTTTTTGGTGGTTCAGTTCCAGCCTTTTTAATAGTCTGGTTGTTGTTGTTGTTGTTGGCTGGTGGTGGCTGGTTGTTGTTGGCTGGTGGTGGCTGGTTGTTGTTGACTGGTGGTGGTGATCCATCTGCATAATATTCTTCCCAAGAGGCTCCTGTTAATGATTCCATCCCTAATTCGTAACGTATGTCTTGAATCCGTTTAAATGCTCTTTCAGCACTATTTTCACTAGCCTTATTCACATTTATATAATATTCTTCCCATTCCGTTGGTGCACCATCTGGCATAACTTTTAATCCACTATGCCGCCTTAAATCATCTTCAAGGGCATACATCTCTTCTTGTAATTCTTTCGTTTTTCTGCGACTAGATTTACCGCCACCGTAAATTGCCTCTGCGATTTGCATTTCTTCATCAACCTTACGTTTTAAATAATTTGGCAGTCTATCATAAGCTGATAAATTTTTCTTTGGGTTTATTTTTGATTGGGCAAGGTCAGCCACAGGTGTGGGTGAAGGCGGTTCCGGTGGGGGTACCGCATCCGCATACTGTGGAAAATAGTTTTCATTCCCAATCTTTGCTTTTGGTGTTGTGGATAATCCAGTAAATGGATCTATGTCTTCACCTCTACCTCCTATTTTACTTTTCGCCAACCATTGAGCAAAATTGGATTTACCTTTTGGAACACCAGACATAGTATCAACCACTTTGGCCTTTTGCCTTTGCTCCCAAGTTGGATCAAAGATATCAACATTATTACTAACAACTTCTTTCTTTGCTTTCTTTGCTTTCTTTATTCCGGGATCGTTGGCCTGGGCGAATTGAGCAGCATATGGTGTTCCCATACCGCCAGAATATTCATCCGGCTTTGTCGCCATAACATCAGAAAGTTTATCATATCCAGGAACGGGTGGGACGGACACCTCACCTGTAATTCCTTGTAATACTTTACTATATAGATTTCCTTTACCTTCCTGTTTGGCCCGCATCTGTTTTCGATACGCTTCCTCCCGTCTTTGGCCAGCTTTAATATCTTGTTTTGATTTCCAATCCGTAACTCCCTTTTTAATACCAGCAAAGAATTTCTTTACCCTTTTTGATTCGGCCTCTGCTGCCTCTATCTTCTTGATATTTTGAGTCAATTGAGAAGATCCCACCTGGTCCATGGTTGAATCTGCAAATTCATAATCTCTGGCATGTTGATTTATCTTTTCTCTTGGGGTCTGCCCAGATACACCAGACATAGTGTCAGGGATAGCTGCCTTCCTTTGTGATTTACCAATCAATCTCCTCTTTTCAGCACCGGCTTCACCTCCCCAGCCTGTAGTTCCAGGGACATTAGACATGATATCAAGGATAGCTGCCTTCCTTTGTGATTCACCAATCCGTCTCCCCTTTTCAGCACCGGCTTCACCTCCCCAGCCTGTAGTTCCAGGGACATTAGACATAGTATCAGCCGGGGTTACCTTGGATACACCCGGTACACCAGCCATAGGGTCTGGCTGGACTCTTTTTATCATTGCTGCTTTTTTTGCTTCCCTCTCTTTGGCAGTTGCTTCAAGTTTTCTGAACCGTTGCCATACATATCGTGCTTCCTTGGAATCTGATTCACCCTTGTCTTTCAGGTCCTCCAAAATATTAAGATACAGTTGCGGGTTTTTATGCTGGGTCGGCACCCCGCCATCAACTGATAACCCCGTTATTACTCCAGAGTCAGAAACTTGAAACTTATATGGTTTTACCACTTTCTGCATTTTACACTCCTAACTGAAACTCTGGATGATTTTTCGTTTCTCCTCCGGATCCAAATCATCCCACCACGGGGCGTTCTCGTATTCTTCCAGTTTAGATTTGTTGGTCAAACCGGTTAGGTAGTCATTTCCAAGTCCAGAAATTGTACTCAATATATTATCAAGGCCAGAGTAATGGTTTAATGCTTCGCTATAATTTTGGTTTGTTTGTTTTATACCATAAGAACCCAATTCTTTTTCTGCTTGCTCTTGTATTCTCAAATTTTCAGCCGCAACATTTCTAGCGGTGGTTGCCACCTGGGCTGATCCCGCAAGATCAACATCCTTCAATTGCTCGGCCATCACAGAAGAATCTTCAAGACCTTGGACAGCAGAAGTACCCATAACATTGGCTTTGGATATATCGGTTTCGACACCAACGGATCGAGTAGTCTGCCCCATCATTAGATTTACCTGGGATGGATCCATTCCACGTTCAGCCCTTAATTTTAGCTGCTTCAAATAATTCCTTTCCATTTTAGACATAGACCCACTTCTAGATGGTCCACCTCCGGTCAACCAATCCCAGCCTTGCTTTATCATAGGTGCATATTTCATTGCCCTTGCTCCTGCAGCTATTAATGGTCCCATTGCTTTTTAACCTCCTACCTTAATTCCTGATAATTGATATAATATCCCATCAACCTTAAAATACATTCTTCCCTCATCTACTACCGGGGATCCTGGGGATTCGCTATCTTTTGGTACTGACGATAATAGGAATTCTCCCTCACTCACATCTTCCGTTTTTACACTACCGGTGATGACACGAACCTTTGATTGCATTCCTGTCATAGTTCTAGAAAGGTTACCTAAAATCTTATCTTGTTTTAGATCTCCAGTTTTCGCATAACTCATTCGTATTCAATTTCCATTCTGCTTATTTCAACAGGGTTAGTTGATGATGATGTTGATATTTGAACCTGTGCATACTTGGCACGATTCCCAATTTTAATACTATCCATTGGATAATTCTTCCATGCTATTGGAGAAGCAGATGAATGGGAAGCTGCTGTAGTACCACGCATACCACGCTGTACGGTATGTGTTGTAGATCCGGCTGAAATAATCTTCATAATTTCCGAATCTACTTGTATCCAATCACCATTCTTAAATAATGACGTAGATGATGTTATTAATGTTTCGATTGAGTCATCACTACCGACTGGAAGTGTTACACCAGTATCGCCAACATTTGCTCTAAATGCACCAGAGAAAGCCTCATTTACATCATCACCATCCACATAAACTTTAAATGTTATTTCGTCTGGACTCGAATATGTTGCATTTATACGTCTTACAAAAACCTTTCTAGCTAGATCTGTAAACTGAAACCAGCCAGTTTGTCTATCCGTGGACAAGGATTCATTAGGTGTAAAAGGGTTAAATGCTTTTACTTTACTATCCGTAAACGGCATTACACATCTACCTCCACACTAAAATTCTCAACCATTACATCAGGATTTGCTGTACTAGGTGACGATAGTTCCACCATAAAATTCTTTGCTCTCCTACTTATTCGCACACTTTCATTCGCTGTTTCATCAGAAATTGCAGCGGCTAATGTATGATGATAAACCTCATTTACATCATCGCCATCTGCAAAAATCTTAACATCAATAGGATCCGCAGAATGATATTCAACATTTAATCTCCGGAGGATTGCAGCACGACTTAAAGATTTTGATGCTTTAATCCAACCAGTTCTTCGTTGAGTTCCATAAAGTTCTGTCGGTGTATCCTGGAATGGCATAATAGAACAAGGTTCATTATGGGATAGTGAATATAACACCTCTTCAATAAATGCAGTAGTGGATGCGACAGGTTCAGCATATATATCTTGGTTTAGTTCAAATTCTTCCAAGAACTCAAGGACTTCACCAACTGCAACCAAATGTTTCCAGGTTCTTGTATCGTAACTAAAATTTTGTTGTAATCCTATATTTTCGGGTTCAGCTATTAAATGTTTCCAGGCTCTTTCGACATAACCAAACTCTTCATCAAGCGAAGTTGAAGAACCACCGAATCCGAATTCAGGGGTAACCAAATGTTTCCAAACTCTTGTTTCAGTATCAAACTCTTCTTCAAATGCAATCGCATTCGGTTCAGCTATTAAATGTTTCCAGGCTCTTTCGTCATAACCAAACTCTTCATCAAATGCAATTACTTCTGGACTATATTTTAAATGTTTCCAGGTCCTTTCTTCGTAATCAAAACCTTCTTCAAAAAGGGATAAATCGCCATAAATAATGGGGGTCCTTTTTTCATATGTTGTTGCCGGGGAAACGGCTATATCATCTTGCGGGGTGATAACATGTATAAATGTTCTTACTTCACTTGCAAATACTTCAGCAAAGAAAGTGGCATCATCTACAGTCTCAAAAATTTGCCATTCATGGACATTCCAATTAAATGTGGAAACACCTATATCTATAGTCTCATCTACAGTCTCATGGGTTTTCCATTCTCTTTCACTCCAATTAAATGTGGAAACACCTATATCTATAGTCTCATCTACATCTTCAGTATGTTTCCATGCTCTTTTTTCGTAATCAAAATCTTCTTCAAAATAACCTGTCTCATATGTTTCTTGTTGTGTTCGTTTTTCCCATGAAACGTTCTGCTCTGCACCATAAACTGTTAAATTATCATCCGGAAACCAACGGTGTATGAATTTTCTTTTTTCATAATTAACCGTATCGCCAGTTAACTTGATCCAATCTAAAGAATATTTTAGATGTTTCCATTCTCTTGTATCTACATCAACATCCTCTTTAAGCAAAGCTATAGAACCACCGAATCCGAATTCAGGGTCAACCAAATATTTCCAGGTTCTTTTATCTACATCAACATCCTCATTAAGCCCAGCATCATCGAAATAATTTACTACTTTTCTCCAGATTCGTTCTTCGTAATCAAAATCTTCTTCAATATTTGAAGAATCACCTGGCTGGTTTTCTTTGAAAAAATAGGATATAATGTTTTCAGTTGAAAACCATGTAGAATCAGAAACAGATACCCATGTCTTAAAAGTACTTTTAACCTTACTTTCATCTTCATCAACATCAATGGTATCGGATACATTATATACATGTCTCCATATTCTTTTTTCCTTCGCCTGTTTTTCAGTAAGAAGACCTATATCTTCATTTTCTCTGCCTTCAGTTTCTATATCAATAATGGATTCAGAGAGAAGAGTAGAATCAGAAACAGATCTATTTATCTTCCACTCACTTTTAACCTTACTTTCATCTCCATCCAATTCAATTTCATCGGATATTGATATGGTGTATAGTTGATTAGACCAGAAATCTTCATCAAAGTCAGTCTGATCATACAAGACTCTATTTATCTTCCACGCACTTTCAACCTTACTTTCATCTTCATCCAATTCAATTTCATCCGATACGTTTTTTACAATTTTCCAGGTCTGTTCTTGTTTACTATGACTTTCATCAACAGCAACTGCTTCATTAACATCAACAGTGGTAGGTGGGCTGCCTTCAATCTCAAACACACCAGATGTATATATGTCAAATAATGCGGGAAATGAGTTATGTTCTATTTTGAGTTCTAAAGTATACACATCTCCAAAGGTTAAACCTGAAGATGGTAGTGTAATATATATTCCATACGGACCAGCTACAAAATGGGATCCTGTCCATAAAGTACTATGGTATGATCCATTTTCGTACAGCTTTATATAGGTGATCCTCCAAGGGACACAAATTGTAAGATCATTATATGACCATGAAACCGTAAAGCCATCCCCAGGATCAAATACAGAACTAGAGGTTGGATTGGTGATGGAGGTTATTTGGCAGAATGGCATTTAAAATTACCCTACTGTAATTGTCCAAGTTACCCGAAGAATATCTAAAGTCTGAATAGTGAAGTTGGTGTTATCATAATATGCATACTTGAAATTATACGGACCATCAAAGGATGTAGAAAACACATTGGTGAAGTTGCCACCAATTTGGGAATCAAAATCTTTACCCATATACATTCTTTCTACCGTAGTGGTGTTAGGATCGTATCCGGACAGCCAAGTTGCTTCAGCAGCCCAGGTACTTGCATTATTGGTGGTGGAGGTACTTGTGTTGTCATACAAACAAAAGCCATGGCATTGGCTGCAACCACCGTAAACATCATCTTGAATCCGGCCAGTGTAACCAGTGACCGCAACACTAATGCCATTCTCACCCTCTCGATTTGATGTATTAGTGTAGTTCTGACACAGGTCTGGGGATAAGCACATATCACTTGCTGGATGCCAGTTAGTACCTGTGTGTAACTGGTGTGCTGTATTTGCAGACGAAGTTGTATGCATTTCGTCATTCAGCTTTTCTAACAAATCGTCTTTTACAATATTTGTATCTAAAATATCGACCTTTGGTTCCATACGTATCAGATCTTCTGGGTCGTATACTTTTATATCAACATCACCATGGACTTTTAATCTTTTATTTGTCCACAATGTATTTATATTAGGTGCATGTATCATTTATTTTCTCCTATTTTTATGAATCATCTATTGAGATTTCCCAAGTAACATTTAATTGGTCCCCGTCATCCAAGTCCACATCTGGTGTAAATTCATAACTACTGAAATCAACAGAGAAATTTGATACGGCCCAAGAGTGTCCCAGCAATGCATCAGTTATGGTTATTCCATCTGTCTCACATCGTACCACACCCGAAACTTCAAAATCTTGAGCACCTGTGGAAGATAGGTTGCAATCCATCTCATAATAGCCTTCCGGTCCATTTCCATCGTCAACCAAAGCGATTCCCGACTTGCCATTGGTTGCTTCTAGCATACCGTCATCTCCAAACATGTTTTCAGCTACACCAAATCTGCTAGTAGCAGTGGTCAATGTTGCTGCAAGTTTATTTTTTAATTCATCGTTGATTGCGTTAGGTGCGGGGCCTCTTCCTTCTGTACAGTCCCCGCCACTTCTTCGGATTTCCCAACGCACAGTACCTTTAGGTCCTACCGAGTCATTTAATTTTCCCATGATTATTATACCTCATTAGTTATTGAAAAAACATTTAGGTTTTCATCTATTGCAAAAATGTCTGCACCGGTGTTAGCACCAAGATCCATCAGGCTCCATATTGCCTGACCTTCTCTAGCCTTGATCATATCAAAGCTATAAATGTTTTGAGTGTTTGATCCAAATCGACAAAGAATTCTAGCCTTCTTTGGATCGTAAAAAAATCTTGATTCTTCTAAATTTGAAGATCCCTGGTAAATATCTTTTATAGGTTCAGTAATTGGTTGAATATTAAAACTTGAATCTATCACATAAGCATTGTCCAGGCCCGCAAAAAAGGTCTGGCCAGCTACAGTAATAATAGAGTTTGGAGCAATGCAGCCAATATTTTCATCGGATTCAATCAAAGCAAAATGTCTTGGGTCAGAAGATACTGATAAACGATACACACCACGGGACATAAACACCGCCAGTTCTCCCATATGTTTTGTTAGACCAGTGATCTGGCCACCTTGAGTATCTTTGATCTGAATATAGTTGACAATTGGCAACACATCAGGCTGCCCTAACTCTGAATAGATTATCCAATCTGCATGATCCTCTGCTTCACCATCTGGATCCAAACGTACATTCCCCACAAAATTTCTACCTGATGCATATACTGAATACTTATAATTAACTGTTGTTTTTGTCTTTGTACCTAATGGATGCAATGATCTATCTGTATTTGCATAATCATAAAACCACAGAGTTACATCATCTCCAGCGATTGCATAACGATATCCATCTGATATATCTACATCAAAATCTCCTGTTTGAGTTAAATCATCAGAAAGCTGAATAAACTTTTCAGAACTACCGGTTGCTATAGCATCCAAGGATTCTGCATCTGAATAAATAACCCAACCATCCGCTTCACCAGTTCGCCAATCCCAGGAATTATTAAATATTAAATTCTTTCCATAATACCCTCCATAGTCACCTTCAGCAAGTAATGTATATACTGATGATGAATAACCATCATCGTAGGTTTGATAAAAACTCCACCTACCATTAAGTCTGTTTTTATCGGCTGGGAAAGGATCCTTCATTTTTAACAGCCCAGGCCCAGGATAATTAGCTACAGAATATGTATCAACTTCGTAACTGGTCCCGGGATAAGAATCTCTCATAATCCAGTGCCTATACCCTTCAGAATTTGCATAGCCACCCCATTGAGCGGTTGTTGCTGGTAAATCGTCACTATAAAACCAATTATCCATTGGTGTTACTGTTGACGATCCCAGGATATCATCACTATCTGCTTTAGTATTTAACGGGATTGTATGAATATGATAATATACTGCATCAAGATTCCCAGTGGCTGTATCGGAATAAGATCTATATACCTTTATGGAAGTAATCCTAGGATTGAAATCATTCGCTTGCGTACTTAATTGTATTCCAACTTTTAAAGTTAGATCATCCTCTGTCGATTCATGGGTTAAACCCGCTCCTTCTGGGAGTGGTGATTCCTGGTTACCATCAAAGACTGGAACAAATTTGTAATTGTAGTAGCCAGACTGTTTCATCCCACCTTCAATTTCTTCAACCGCAAGGAGATCCCAAGTTGCTGGTAATTCCATCATTCCATTATCATAATACAAGGCATCCCATGTATGTTCCCCAAAGAAAAACTCTCGATCTATATGCTGATATATTCCAGACTTCTCATCTAATCCGTTAGCAAATCTTAACTTACGGCCATAGTTACTAAATTCAACGTCTGTTACTGCTGAAGCAAGCGATGCCACATTTGTAGCACTAGTAAAATTGGCGGCACATTTCCTTAACTTTTTTGTTTGAGGTTCAAAATAGATCCATACTGGATCTGCTAGATCTTCATGGGTCCATTTTAATATTTGGCCAACATGATTTCCCGTTAAAGTAACTGCTGCACCACGACCCTGACGTTTGACTAACTTTCCTGGGACATCAGTCTCAAAATTGACACTTGTAGTCGCAGCGGTATTAGGGAGATCTTCAGGATCTGCGTATGTTACTAATCCTCCATCAAATACTGGTATCTCTATTATTGCCATTATTTACCTAAACATTGTATCAATTATCTGGTTTGGCCCACTATAGCCTTTCATCGGTAACTGAATATCAGCTTCTTGTTTATTGGTTTCGTATATTGTTTTTGACTGTAGGGATCTTTGATCATCGGCCTGATCTGCGTATAGTGCTGATCTTGCGTAATGAATTAGATCTCCATGATACACATCTGGTATTACTGGACTAACACCAGGATCAGAATAATCATATTCAATACCCCTGGCATTTGCAACACCACCAAGACCTAATGATGCCCAGTCATCTAGCAAGTCTTCCCAGGAAGTGTATATGTTGCTCCACATCTCTTCCTCTTCACTTGCTTTGTATATTTGCTCACCATCTTGGAAATCTGTCTCGTTCCAATTTTTTAAGACCAAATATCCATGGTCCTGGTAAACATTAACTACATCAACCACTTCCGCTGTAGCACCAGAGGTAAGACCCTCAATAGAATCGCCACTATAAAACTGTTCATAGGTTAGATCCTTGAACCGGAGCCATACATATCCTGGATCCGCTAGATTAGGATCTAGATGTGTTGGCATAGCAGCATAGGAGAAAGTAACAAGACCAGTACCAGAAACCGGATATATAAACATTTTGTCACCCCTAACATAATAAGTTTGGGGTGTACCGGTTTTTAACTGATTGTTCTTTTTGAAGCGAGAACTTACTTTAAAATCTCTGCGATAATCTAATATAGCAGTATCGTATTCAACTTGGCCAACGACTTCTACAAAATCATTTGGCAGCGGAATAGAAATGCTGCCAGCCTTGTGCATGTAGGACCAGTCCTTAACGTAGCATTTTGTTCCTAAAGCAAAATCTACCTCGGCTTCTTCCAGGTACTTTCTGACTTTAACTCTAGGCGTTCCAGCATCAAAGGACGTTAATGTCCTATCGATAAGGGATTCCCAGACCACGGGTTAACCCCTTCCTTTAGTACCTATACCTGTTGGGGCTTCTGTTGGATATCTTGCGTTTAGTGAATCAATTTGTCCCTTGCCATTTGCGTATGCCGCTGTTGCACGATCATTTTTTGCATCCATCTTCCACAGCTGAGATTCAGCCATATCTACAACAGATTCATGCAGTGCAACATTTAATGAACATTCATTACCATCAGCTTCAATATCTGCTGGGGACCGTAAGAACCACACATCAACATTATCTGTAGGACCAGGGCCATCAACAAATAGTGTATCGGAAAAAACATACGCAACCGGATTAGTCGTGCTACCCGCAAGGTAAGAATTTTCCAATCGTTTCTGATCGCCTGGATCTATCATTGTACACCATACAGAATCACTTGAATCATAGACCGCAATGATTCCATTACGCATTACTTCTTCTGATAAATCACCACCGACAGAAATATCGACAGCGTTGGCCGTCATCGCAACAGTTTCATCGATCACTTGTAATTCGCCCAAGTATGCATTGTGAATTAAGTTCACTACACTTTTTTGTGCAATATTCAAAGCATCTAGCTTTGCAGCTTGCGTGAATGAAGATTCTGAAGGATCTTCTAATCGCAAACCTAGGGTTGATAACATTTCGTTACCTGTCATTTCTGACTCCTTTTTTTAATTGTTGGGCCGACCCGGCTCACAGACCAGGCCAACCCAACGTTAGTTAATAAGATTGTTTGAAGGTCAGTTTATGATTGGGATCCAATCACTACCCAATCCCATGCAGTAGAGTTAGGATCATACGCATAGATATACGCAATCCCCGAATCTGCCACATCAATATAGATTGAGCCAGGTCGTGCTTCATGATCGGGTTCACCTTCTCCTGTATAGAAGTCGATAGATCCAATCGATGTATACACAAAACCCCCCGCATCACGCTCACCGAGCATCCCAACTTTCTTCTTATCTGCTGCAGTTTGAACAGTAGCCATAATAATACCTCCTAGGTATAGTTAGTAGACAGGCCTGTAATAACACCCTGTCTAGAAGCGTTGGAACAAGTCAGGGCACCGAGCCACATAATTTTGGCTACGGCTGCATCCTGATTGACCGGTTTAACGAATTTCTCAAAAGCGAAATTTCGTTTACGATGATGACGGAAACCCAGATATTTCTCATTAAGGAAGAACATCAAACCATCCGGACAATGATCATCCACAACCACAGGGGTACCACGATAAAGTAAGTTCGTGAAACCAGCATCGGCCAATGACTTCGATGAAGCACCAAACCGCTTTTGAGCAGTTAGGGATTCTTCGTAGGCATCAAAGACTACTTGCGTTGTAACGATGATGGACGGCTTGTCATTATCAACCGTACAGCCACCATACATTTCACGAAGTTGTCTTTGGATGAAATCACCGTGAGTAGAATCTACCATATTCGCATATGAAGCAGATCCACTAGCAGCAGATTGTGCATCCCACCAAGTGTATGTGTTTGAATCAATTCCACCAAGTGAACGGTCTTCTGCGATGATATGTTGTAACCCGATGAACTCATCACCGGAATCATCAGTTGAACCGTACAGGGTGCTACCGAATAGATCCTTTAGAGATTTCTCTGCGTTTTTGACCTTGGCCTCCAATAAATCGACTACACGCTCCGGGCCATCATTGAGCATTTCCTCTTTACCGGAAATACTAATTGTGGCATAAGCCTGTTTCCATTGATACTCCGCATCCGTGAATACTTCCGTAGGACTAGTGTCCAGGATATCGTATCCACTGAAAAAGCCTTTAGCTTCTGCCTTACCATATTCAAGAGGTTGTAACACCTTGTTTCCGGAGGCGGCTGCTTTCGACTTTCTTAACATGCGATGCGTAAGAATATTGGAATCGAAAATATTATCGACCAAAAGGGGAATATACTTATCCTTCGTTAACGCACTTAAATTGTCATAATTTAAAGCCATTGTTAACTCCTTTGTTTAAGTTTACTCATATAGGTCGTATTTTAAAGCCTGTGCTCTTGCTTCGTCAAAATTTTCCGGCTTCACATTAGACAAAGATTTAGAACCTTTGTGTTTAACGGATGCTTCGGGAATTGACTTGCTGGCATCGGCTTTCTTTAACGTCTTAACCGCCTTTGAGAATGAACTATCTACAGTAGCCTTATGATAAGTGAGCACGAATGCATCTTCAAGATTGCTCATCCCTTTATTGATCGCAGTATTCAAAACTTCTCTAACAGCATTATCTTTACCATCAAGTTCTGGATGGTTCTTGATTAATACCTGGATGTCTCGTTCTACCGCTTGTTGGGCTTCTTGCATCTCTATCTTATCTTCCAACTCCTGGATCCGACTATCTGTTGGATCCTTTGTGTCCTGTTGTGTTTGAGCATTTTCATTAGGCTCATCAGTTTCCTGGAATAGAGCGTGGTCCTCACCAAGGTAATCCTTGAGAGTCTCCATAAGGTCTTCATCTTTCTTTAGATCATCAAACTTTTTCTGGGTTACAGTCAAAGCCTTCCGATCATCAGAAAGTTGTTGTGCCTTTTTGGTATTGGATTTCTGCCAATCGCTTCTGTTCCGAGAATCATCTATTGCTAGTTTGATATCATCAAGCGAATAACTTTTTCCATCCACTTCTACGCTAGTATCTACTGGTGGGGTTTCAATTTCAGATTCAACCGGTTGCTCAATCTCTTGAGTCTGGCCTTCTACGGTGGCTTCCTCACCGTTGGGTTCACTAGGGGCTTCTGTAGGCTCTGCTGCTACTTCTACTTCTCCGACCACAAGCGAAGCTGCAACATCTGCTTCAACTTCAGCACCATAGATCCCGCCTTCAATATTTTCACTCATGCTGTTTTCCTCCAACAAAAGTTAATTTTTCATTGTTCATTTGGTAAATAAAATCCATCATATTTATATACTATCCAAATATATCTGATCATTTTCTTTTTATTATGTTCTTGATCTCATATTTTCAGGGAGTCTATCTATTAGTGTAGGATCTTGCTCAAACTTTTTCATAATATCATCCTCATTGGTTCCCAGATTTGCCATTTCTTCGGGAGCCATGGGTTCTGCATTACCAGATTGTGCTTTCTGTGCTTCCATTAAGGATCTTATAAGTCTTTCTTTTCCTGGTAGTTCTATGTTCTCCAGGATATATAGCGGATCCGTAACAAGACCTAGTTGCATAAGCTGCATGATCTTCTGTTCAATCCACTCTCTATTCTCCGGCAACATAGAACCGGATCTGGCTCTAACTTCAAAGTTCATCCCTTGGAGCATAGCACCTATATATTTCCGGTCCTGCATTCCCTGATCTGTTTCAACACTTGTTAGATGTTCTTCTGTTCCAAGATTTACAATCATAGCTACCCACATACTGCCAAGAGTTTGAATTGCCTGGTCCACAGACCTTGCCTTGAAATCAATCTTGGTAGTGGAAGCCTGGCGATAGATCTGTGCCTGAACACCACTTGTTACATTAGCATCAGCTTTACCCTGGGTTGCCTTGTTAACCCCACTAATAGTTTCAAACATCTCACCTAGCAATGAATAAAAATTAAATACATAATTTGGCATTCCAGCTGGTTGCAGCATGTTCACTGCACCAGGGCCACGTTTCCGGATTACGCTACCAGGTTTATTGTTTATTTGATCTACTACATCTGTAGTCTCATCAGCTACCCACATTGGATTGGCCATTAAGTGGGTATTGTCCATCATTTGACTGGCTAAACGATCTAAAGATAGGTTTAGAGACTTTAATCTCTTTGGTTCCGGCTTACCCCAAAAACTATGAGCAGATCCACCATTCTTTAATACAATGAATGGGAATGGATGAGCCAAATGGTTTTCTTTAGTTAAGAACGGATATCTGGTTGGACCATCATATAATAAAACACCATTGGCAATAGCTGTCTGCCGAATCATGCCAGGATATTTATCTATCTCCCGTGATTCGTCTGAAGGATCATCAGCCTCAATATATTCCTTTGTGTAATCCCTGGCATAGACCTCAATTAATAGTGCTCTCTCTTCTAGATCCTCCATGGCCCTGGAAGAGTTTTCATAATAGTTTGTTTCTGAACCGGTGGTATCAGTGACCTGGACCACATCATCCCCACCAACTTGAGCATCATTAATCTTTAATGCTTCGTACTTATCAAGTTTTGATTCTGACTTTACATATTTACCATTCTCGTACTTTTCCCGGATCTCCCATAATGGGGTTGGTGCTGCATAAATAACATACTCTGCATTCTCCAACTTCGTTGCTGATGGATTCACAAAGAAAGCATAAGGATCTACAACATCAGCATCTGGCAAATCATCGTCCTGGAAATGGACCTTTAAGATTCCATTGCCATATACCAGATAATCTAATAACCAATCCGGGATTAAATTTTGCATATCCCTAATTACCCATAACTCATCCATTTGCTTTTGTAATATCTCTGCTGCTTTTGTAGATATGTCATCTCCACCTACAGCAATTATATCAATTCGGGGTGGACGGTTAGAAAGAATTGGGATCATTGTATCTATAGCACTAGCAATAAGATCTAGCGTAACCTGGTTCTTAAATGCTGGCATATTCATGTTGGTCCAGTGATCACCCATATATAACCGTTCAGCTTCCCGCCAAACAGTGGTTGTATTTTCCCTGGCTCGAAAACACATATCAAACATAGCTTCATTTTTCTTGATTATTTTTTCGTGTTTACGGGTTGGTTTATAAGCCGCTTCAGTTTTTTTCTTTGCCATTAGTTTGCCTCTATCTCAATTCCAGTTAAACTTTGTTGTGTTACCTGATTAACGATAGTAATAAGTGCCTGTCTATAATCATATGATATAGCACCTATTGATTCTATACGATCTATTTCCATGATCACTTCATTTACTTCTGGGATATCTTTCTCTTCCCATTCTCCAGTCTCTGGATTAAACCATTGCAGATTTAAAGGTCTGATGATCATGCTCTGATCCCTTGATAATCTGTGTCTTCTGATAATAATTTATCTAATTCTTTCTGCAACCATGGCTTCTGTATTACCTTGGTTGGTGATCCTACATAATGTAAAAAATACCTCATTTGATCAGCATGGTGGTCCTCACCCTTTGTGTTTAGATCCTCCGGCCTTTTCTCATCGTGGACTAGGGTTGGGATTGTTCTTATAAAATTTGGACATGTTGAAAATACTTTTAACTTTGGCGGCTGCTCTGCATAGTGATCTAGGTACTGACGGCATAGGTTCCAACCATTAACTCTTTCATTATTAGCTTTAAATAGATTGACTCCAGCACGATTTAAAATATCAGCAATGCTCATATTACTTGGTGCTACTACATCGCTCCTATTTGTGTTCTGTGGATTACGGATCCACATACTAGGATCTCCTACTGACATCATATATTCTTCTTGACCACTTAATTCTAATATCCTATCTATGTGGTGACTTAACTCTTGGCCAGCTTCGTAATGCTCACGATATAAGTAAACATTCCCGAAAAAGTCTACAGCCCACCAACCACAGGCAAATGGTGCTGCAAAACCATAGTCAATAGATCTATACCGGTACCACTCATATGGTATGTCGAAAGGCTCTACTACATGAATGTCATGCCGCCACTTTTGAAAGAACTGTCCAGAGAATACATCCCAATCTCCATCTAACCAGGCACGCCTTAATTCATCCGGTAATGCCTTCAAACTCTCAATATACTCCGGATCTTCACGCATAATAGTAGGGTTATCTGTTACCTTACTGGGTATAAAAATCCGTGATTTTCTGCTTTTCTTGTCAAAGTGTGTTTTGTTCTTGGCACTATCTACAAACCTGGCCTTCACCCAACCATGGCCAGGACCCCCGGGGTTTGTTGTCGCAAATACCTGGGACGAGATCCCTGGAATTGTACTTCTTGCTGATGAGATTAATCTTAAATAATCTAACTCATTAGGGATTAGAGTTAACTCTTCAATTGCAATTTTCTGGTACTCCTGGCCAAGATACTTTGTCCAGGCATCTTCATTACTCAAGTGACCGGTCCAGATCTTGGCTCCAGATGGAAATTCAAACTGGGCTGGATTTCCGGTTACCTTTACTCCCATATAACGGTACATATGCTTGGCACGATCTATCCAGTCCTTCAGATCATCGTAATTACGCCTGATTACTAAACCCCTGTATCTAGGACTCTTTATATAATCCGGCTCTACCATCCAGACTGTCATTGCTTCAGTCTTTCCTCCACCCCTGGATCCACCAAATAAAATCTCTGATTCCTTACGGGTTAATACTTTAGTCTGGGGACCCGGATGGGGCTGCCATATGACTCGCTCTTCCATTACCGGTTACTCTTAAAAAACTCTACTAGTAGTTTAATGTCTGATTTAATTTCTGCCATAGACTCCTTCAATTCAGCCATTGCCCTAGCATTGTCTTCGTGTCTTTTACCAAATTCATTCTTTACCTCATACAAACTAAACACCAAAAATCTGTATAGTGCATAAATGGCTCCGAGTAATAAAATTAACGGTAAACCATATTGTTCAATCAATGCAAAAATTTTGTTGAGTTCCATTTACTTCTTTTTCTTACCCGCAACACCTTTTGTTTTAAGGGCTTCTTTTGCTTCCTTTTCATAGCGACCATCTCCCCAGCCTGGGAAAAATTTGTCCCTAAAAGATTTTTCTAACTTTTCACTCCAATCCAATAAACTAATATCTGGAAAGTGTTCGTTTAACCATTCTTTTCGCTTTTTACATCCAGGACATTCTGGTAGGTTAGTAAAACTCGAAATAATAGTTGCGACAAAATCACCTAGTGGTTTACTCATTTGCTTTCTATCCTTCCGCTTTTATGTATTATTGATACTTCAAATTCCTTGTGTGAATAACAGTAGGCCTCTATTAGTACGGCACCATAACCCCAGGGAATTGGATAAAATTCTGCTGGATTATATCTATGATATACTCCCTCTGGATCCTGTATGGTTATTATTTTCTTTAATTCTGAATCATTCAATACCTCCATATGAGAACACCCCATTAAAGCAACTAATATAATTACTATTATATATTTCATCCTGGTACCATAATCCTAATCCGGGACTCCTACTTCCGAAGGTGGGGTAGGGGGGTCTTTTTCCTGGGTGACTTCTTCTGGGGATGAGTAATTTGACTGGCTGTCTCTTACCCCCGGGCCATCATATACGGGAAGTGGGGTGGGGGGGGTCCTCGCCTGGTCATCATCATCACCTGGCAGCACCTCAAGGTCTATCAGATCTATAGGCACCTTACCAGGCATCATTATCACCCCTATATGGTTCTGCACGTCAGTCTTTATCTCCTGTGCCTTCAGATCAGGTGCTATCTTGTTGGCCACTATCTTCCAGGCATCCTTCTGCCTGGGATCATTATCATCTAGTGCAGCAGCCAATATCTTCTCTATCACTAGAGGCACAGATGGGTGCTCCCTCAAGTACTTGCCAAAGTGACTAGGCTTACGACCACCAGGGTTACCGCTTACACCTGGTACCCAGTTGGGGTTGCCACCCTTACGCTTCATCTTGCCGTTCTTCTTCATACTACTACTACGTTCCAACTACATTATACCAATTGCAATAGGGTTCTCCCCGGTGGACATACGCCTAATGAGCCAATGATACTGCTTTCCACAATAAGACCCCTTAATTAGTGGTCCTTAATGTTCATTGACAATGATCCAGGATCCGGCAGCATGATCCAGGATCCGGCAGCATGATCCCGATTCCTGGGGATTGCCAGCGTGGCTGATTAAACTAATTTTTACTTTATTCACATTACATTATAATATATAGGGATTCTCTTCCACAAACATAAACGGAGAAAATCATTTATGAAACTTTTCCTTGCTTTTAAAGTTATACTTGTATACCTTTATTGTAGATTATGAATCAATTAAACAACATAAGGAGACTAAATCATGGCTAGTGTTTATAAAAGGGGAGACATTTACTGGGCTAATTTCAGCACAGCAGATGGATCTCAAAACGCTGTCAGTACCAAGATTCGGATTTCAGTTTATGGTCCTAGGAAAGCCAGGCAATTAGCTTTAGAACAGGCTATCAAATGGGAGCGTAATGAAGTTGACAAACGAGTCAGTGGTATTGATTTTGCTAGTTTAGTGGATTCCATTTCTACACTGGATCCATCTGACAAGACCAAACTAGCACTCGTTCTGGTCGATCACCTACCAGACAGTTATCAAACAAATGGTGATACTCTCACATCAACAATAACATATAGTGATTGCCGGGACAAATGGCTTTCCAAGGTTAGCAGCCGGAAATCAGCTGACTGGATCAAAAGAGAAATCGTATGCCATAAATTCTTTATTGAATTCGTTGGTGGTGATACTCTCATAAGTTCAGTTACAACAGAGAATGTTGATGATTTCATCGTTAGCCGGGAAGGATTAGGCAAGGCAGCAAACACGATTAACAACTACCTCAAGCCGGTATCGCAGCTATTCAATTATGCAGTTGCGAATGACCTGGTCACGAAGAATCCTGTTAAGTATGCACAGAAGCCTGGTACGGCAACTGTTGTAGAATGGGATTACATTCCTGACGATGCATTTGATATAGTAATCAACGATGCTAACGATTCAGATAAAATCTTCTGGACCTGGTTGCGGTACACCGCTTTGAACCCTAAAGATGTAAGTGCTTTAACTCCCGCCAGCATCGAAGCTGACAACAAGGGTAACGGCAGACACATCAACGGTAAAAGAGCCAAGAACGGCAGACTGGCCAGGATCCCGGTTCATCCCAATATTGAGAAGGCTATCTCAACTTATGGTGATGATTGTTTTGGGATATATCCTAACAAGAGTGCCAGAGATAAATCCAACAAGAGATTCAAGATAGCACTTGCTGGCCAGGGGATCGACAGTGTAATTGCAGCAGTCAGACATACCTGTGCTACCAACCTTCTAGAATCAGGATTAAGTCTAGATGAAGTTGCACTGATCATGGGTCACAGTGATACCACAATGCTCAAAAAGATCTATGTCAAGCATGTGGATCAGGTTAAAGCATACGAAGCCATTAAGCGGCTGAAGTAATGGCAATCAAAAAACGAAGTGAAGTTGAAGGCCTGGACGAAGGAATCCAGGCCTTTGATATTATAGAAGATGTCCAGTGGCTAGAAGTAGGCAAGTCGTTGGCAATGTCTTATTTCGCCTGGGTATATTATCAATGGGCAATACATACATTTAAGATTTTCATTAATTACCTAGCCAAGTAAGGAGAAACATGACAACAGACAAAAACAAGGAACCAGGGACATGGACATTGAGCCAGGACGATATAGATCTTATGAGAAGAATGTTTAGCACATCCATTCGTGTAGGTAAGCGGAACGGTGATAAGCTATACGTTCAGAAGGTCCAGCAGTTCAGGGATCAATTTGATGATCACATAATCGAAACCAAGGAGGATTAAATGAATCTTATTGACATACTAAATTACCAGCCATTAGGAGATCATGGTGTGAATTCCCTATTAAGCATTAGGATGTTTCACATCATTCTCATTACCTTATTTGCCTGGATATACAGGCTGCATAAAAAGGAGACTGAATAGCCATGGCCAAGCCAGTAACAGAATATAAACTTGTGAAGATACAGATCAGCGGATCAGAACATGACCGACTTCACCAGGTGGCCAAGGAACTCAAGGTGAGTTACCAACACCTGGTAGGAAGTATACTACGACAGTATCTTAATGATGTGGGTCGGCCATTAATCATTCGGTCTCTTCAACGTGAACTAGAAGAGCCAGAATCCAGGTGATAGAGGTTCTATAAGTCTTTTACCTACCTCGCAGAAGAGCACGCAAGACAGGAAGGTCACTTAATTGTGGCCTTTTTGTTTTTTAAGTATATATATTCATCCCTGGACATTTTAATAATCTTATTTAATTCAGATCTGCTGCACTTCCACAAATACTTACGTCCCACAACAGACCGTATATTTAATAGGCTACGCTTTTCGCCTATCCCATCCGGATAATCACATTGGGATCTAGCAATAATTTTAATCAGATCATAATCATCTGCCATGGAACTTGTCAAACATATAAGATCCCAGCATAAGCAGCGGAACAGCTATAGCCGTACCTACTAGTAGTAACACTAGAGATAAGCCGTATGCAAGGCTTATAGCGATATCTATGAAGGTTTTATAGGCACTCTTCGCACTGTCGGAACACCTTCTACTGTATTTCCCCATTTGTCTTCTTCCAGTTGATTCAAACGATCCCGTAATTTGCCAGTATCTTTTTTCTGGGCATGCCGCTCTCTGATTAGATCCCGGTATACAGATCGTATTAAGTAATCATTTCGTGTTGATTTTTTCATTAAGTTTATCAATCTTCTTGGTTATCTGATCCAGCGTGGCTTCAGCCGAATCCAGCCGCTCAAGAATAAGTTTTCTTGTATCTTTCTTCTCCGTGTACTTAACCCTTACACCTGGTATGGTTGTATTTCTACTATTTTTCATAGTCAATAAGTCTATTCTTTCTTGATATCAAGTAACAATTGTTTCACTCTCTCTCTAGCTTCCATCTCTACCTCCTTGGAGATTTTGATAGTGCGTTTCTCATCCTTCTGTTGTTGCAGCCACAGAATTTCCTGGGGTGTTATTTTGTTTATAAGAAGTTCCCATGCCTCGGCTGGAGACTGGTCCACCTGATTGTGACATCCAATACAGAGAGATACACAATTTATCGGTTCCCATCTGGTGGTCTTGTTGGCTCTTCCAAACCACACATGAGCACAGTGTAGGCCCCTGGAATCTACACCCTGGGTAAACTTCTTCCCGCATCTTTGACAGGTCCAATCATCCCGGTGACGAACATATTCCGAAAACAATATATCTGTTCGGGTCCGTTTTATTCTTTCCCCTGCACCTGGCCACATAATCACACATCCTTTTTTAACAGATCACCAAGTAACTTTGTTTGACCGGATCTCATGCCTACTACCTTTTTAGTTTTAGATCCTATCCCCAGTAACTGTTCATTAACAACGTACTTATATTTAAATCTTACTTTCTTTTCTAATATCACATCCGATAAATTACCCACACTAGTTTTACCCCCCAGTTCATTTAGGATCTGGTAGCTAACAGAATGGATCTGCGATTTATTCCATGACTCCCCAGTGGTTACCTGGATCACTTTTTTAAGATCCTTCATCACCTGATCAAAAGTAACAACCTTATCTTTTATCAGTTTAGTAATATCAGCTACTTTAGGAAAGAATTCACTCTTGCTCACCCATTCCCTAACAGCGTTGGTAACAGTAGATAACTCATAGATCCCCAGCTGGTCATAGTACACTCTCATTGTACCATCACTAAATTCTTTATTGTAGGCAGTGTTTAAGTAATGCATAACCTTTGTAAAGTCCTGTTTATTCATTGGCCCAGTCATCGTATTGCTTTTTATTTCTATTCCTTTCACTGGCCATTGCAATCATTCCATTCCAGGTATTTCTTAACATACCAACATTAGGATTCTTTTTTGCAAATGTATCTTTCTTAATATATTCCTGGAAGAAGAACCCTATACCAGCAGCTACTGGATCAAAGCCATACTGTTTCTCCAATTCTTGGAGGATCTTCCCATCCTTCCCAAACGATGCATGATACTCTACGCCAGTATACTCTAGATAAAACTCCCCAAAGATGGACAGCAATGTTGGAGCGGCAGCTTCAACCACACCATTCTTAACATTCTTTACATTCTTTACATTCTTGTCTTTCTTTACATTCTTTAGTTGTGTCCGTTGGTTGTACTGTTTGCTGTCCGTTGGTTGTACTGTTTGCTGTCCGTCAGTTGTACTGTCGGTTGGCCGCAGATCCTGGTAAGTCCCGTAGTTGCAGATAGTTAGGTGTGTCCATAAGTGTGTCGATTTGCGTACCACCATTGTGTCGTTTTCCAGCATGTTGATGTACCGCCTAACCTTACCCCGGGACCAGCCCCATTGCTTGGCCAACTCTGCCAGGCTAGTGATTAATTCCCCCCGTTTGATCAATACCATTTGATCCTGGACCAGCCATTTTTTGGTCTTATGATTAGCCATCATAAGCAGCTGGATCCAGGCTTTTAGATACTCTGCATTAGCAAATATCCAGTGGTCCTTCAGATCCCTATGGATCTTAATCCATCCATGCTCTCTCTTCATTGATCACTCTTCTGGTTCGGTTGGTTCGAACCGGTTACCATAATCTTCGGGATCTTCCTTGTAACCACAGTCTTCACATTTAATCCCAAGATCACTCTCATCAGGTGTTCGGGGTCGTATGTATTCCTCAAAAATGACATTCTTTGAATCGCATTCAGGGCACTCTATTTGGGTGGATTCAGCGGTTGACCGTATAACCCCGGTGAAGTGTTTTTTAAATTTTGGCATTGTTTATTCTCCCAGTTATGTTTGTTATACAGGTGCATGGATTCCTATTACAAAGTTCGCACCTACCAACTTTGTCCTGTTTTCTTGTAATATCAATTGGGTTCATATCGTAGAATTCTTCATAATGGTATTGTATCGGTTCTGAATGTTCTTTACACTCACTACATAGATCATTGTCTGGCCAACCTGGTGTAGCATATGATGCACCACAACAGTCTGAAACTTCTTCATCATCATGGAAAAAAATATTAACCAATTAAGACCATCCTAGCTACAGTTGGTTTAAAATTACCATATCTTGCAAATTGATTAGATTGCTCTTGATAATTAATATTAAATCCAATATCCGTAACTTTTGCAGCAAGTTTATCAAGATCAATAAAACGTCTATAATGATTATTATATATAAATTCATTTTCTGATAATTGAATACCCTTCCCATACAATTCATCTTTTGGTGTACGAAACTCAAAAAACAAATAAGTACCTGGGCTGCTATAGCGATATAATTTCTGCATCAATAAGGTTTCATCCAGTTCCGTTAACCCATGTAAAACAAACCTACAATAGATAATATGATAGCGGCCTATGCTCTTATTGATGAAATATATAATATCTGATTTAATAACATCAAGAGAAGCACCCTTTTTTAACAGATCACCTGAACATTCACTTACCGCACTATCCACAGCAGTAACATTTAATCCCTGCCTGATAAAATAATAATCATCTCTATTATCGCCACATCCTAGATCCAAGAGATCTAGTTTTTGTGGCAGTGCATTACCCATAGACTGAATATATTCGACAACATAATCCGCAAATAAACTTTGCCTATAAAGTCCACACCAATAATTCACATCAATAACAGAAGGTACATGAGTATTTAAAAAAGCAGAGGACACCTTTTTCAGGTGTATTTTTCCTAAATTATTGTAGCTATGCTCCATGGCTTCCTTTAAACAATATTGACCATATAATCTTTTTAAATAATCTTCGCTTTTATTAAATATGTTAACAGTATAACCACCAAAGTTTCTAGTTTTCAATGGATAAATTTCATTATAAGAAATTTTATCTTTTTCTTCACAATATTTTTTAAAACCCACTGGACGGTAATATAACTCATCATCACCATCTCTAAATCCACGAAAAATAAAAACATCCAAATATCCTTCACCCAAAGCCTTTAATTGGTTTACCCCTGGGGATGATCTAGGTTTAGGAATGAGGTCCGATATATTCTTTTCTCTATAAATGCGTAAACAAAATTGATCAGGTATATTTTTTGGCTTACCAGATTTTACCAAATTATAACCCCATCTATTTAATGCTCTAATAAATCCTGGCGAATTAACAGTTACATAATCCTGCGGAAAAATGCAAACATCCGCATCTTCATCCCAGGGAATGATCCCATCATGTCTAATACATCCAAGCAATGACCCATAAGCTAAACTGGATATTATACAAAACTCTTCACACAACTTAAACCAAACATAAATTACTCTATATAATTCGTTATGTCTGATAGAGTCACTCTTACACATCCTTTGCATCCTTCTTTTTCTTCACAGATGTTCCCACCCTTCTAGAGTGCAGGATCCTTGCCATAGCATGGCTACCTATGGGATCCTTTTCTGCATCGGCTGCTGCGATTGGAAACCATTCTGAATCCCAGGCCACAGCTTTGCTCTCTGGGAACTTTTTAACTTCTAGTATCATCCTTTTTCTCCTTACGTTGTAATTGGATTATCTTACATGCAAGATAGACACATGAATCAAGTAATTCCTCTAAAGTCTCCTGGATCATATCCCGCTTATCATCAACCAGTATCTCTTCTCCATACTTTTCAGCACCTGCAGCTAATCTCTTTTTAATTAGATCTATAACGTCTTCGTTAATTCTTTTCGCATCCTTAAACATATAACCTCGCCTATGTATATCATTAACCTTTACTGTATTACTCCATGCTGGCATTGTGTTCCTTATTAGGTAAAATAGTCCAAAATTTTATTGGTACATCATAGAAATATTCTCCTTCTGGCATAGAATTGTTTGGAACTTCAATTAAGCCACACTTTAGAATTGTAGGTGAATCACAAACCATTAAAGTATCCCACTCCGAAGATTTGACGGAATATTCCGAAGATACGATATGATGGATCACCACCACATAATAAATATCTTTTGTTAAAAACTTTGTTTTGCGTTCTGGCACATGCACTGTATCATATGGCCAGTTTTCGGAATGTATGGTCCTACGTTCTACCTCATACCTTGGTGCCATAATATCTACACCATATTTATCAGGGTTTTCGATTGCTGCTACACCATGAGCACGTAGGTAATTTAGAACAACATCCTTACCGGCTGCATCATTAGCAGCATGGTTACCCGCATTGAATGGTTTGTGTTTCATATCCGAGGTACGTGAAAGGGGAGCCAGGGCAAACTTATGCCATGTGGGAGCATGGGGAGACAAGACAACTAGAAAGCCTACCCTGGCTAAATACCCTTATTAAAACGGCAGATCGTCAGCCGGTTGCTGCTGGGATTGTGCTGGTTTTGGTTCGTAAAATGATGCCCGCATGTACTTCGGCTTTGACGGATCCTTGGGTGCCTTTGGATATAGCCTGGCCCGCCAGATCTTTCCCGCAACATTACAGGTCATATTTCCCCAGTAGTTATTTGAATCATCATCGCTTCCATTAGGGTCATATTCTTCATTCTTGAATATGGTACCGGTGTTCAGCTTGTGTTCGAATGCCATGGTTAATTACTCCTTTGTTGTTTGTTTATGATAGAGATTGAATTCTTTCGGTGGTTCCTTCTTTATGGTTGGAAGTACATTTCCAGATTTGGTCTTGCTTTTCTCATGCCACAAATGACTAGCAGACAAAAACGCATCATAATTGTATGTCTGATACGTTAATGTGTAGGTGGGATCACCCCGGTAACTATCCTTAACATACAGTCCCGCAATGTAATCAATGGGTAACTCCGGATGTTCTGTCTCCCAGCCAAGTTTATAAGCCGAATTCTGATAAGCATGGGTTGGGTAAGGTGCTCCAGTTTTTAGATCTACCAGGATAAGGCTTTCCTTCTTTGAATTTTTAGCCTTCTTGAATTTCAGCAGCATATCCAATCTACCAGCAAAGGGTAGTTCAGGTGAATATATTGGATATTCTACTGCCACCGGTGTGGGTTTTTTATCTTTCCAGAATGCACAAAATGAAGCCAGGTATCGCCTGATTGAATGAGCGAACTGTTCTTCTTTATCGTAAAAGTACCGCCAGGATTCATCATTGGTCTGGATAATATGATTGAGGATCATATTTGTATTTACTGTGGATCCCGCAACTAGAGCATGCATCCAATAGTGTACATGAGATCCCCTTGTCGCAGCTGCATCTCTATGCCTTGGTGCCATGTGGCCAAGATTCCTATTCCAGAGATTAAACCCAGGTCCTTTATCCAAGACACTTAACTGGGTTGTAACACTAGGCCGCCAGTTAAGTAAATTAATATCTCCAACATTGTGATACCAACGCCCATTGGATAGATCCTTATGGGTTATTTCCATGGTAGGCTGGATTAGAGTCGGACTCGTATCCAATTCCGGGACCGGCTGTGCTATTTGATAGCCCTGGGATACAAGAAGATCCAACGCATCTTGGATACTAGTTCCTCTCTTTATCTCGTTATTACCTGATTTTGTCATTATTGTTGTCATACTATCTCCTTTTTTATTAAGCAACATCGTTTATATTTTAATCCACTCCCACAATAACATGCATCATTTCTCCCAGGCCTATTGAAATTATTTACTATTGTTGTAGCCTGGTTAATTGTTATTCCCCGCAAATGATCCATCTCATGCTGCATAATCACCGCAGCTTTTCCGGTGAATAATTGAGAATCCTTAAATTCATCACATTGTATCAACACTTCAGTGGACCGCCATTTGTTTTTATAAGTGCCTGGAAAAGACAGACAACCTTCTCCTTTAAATAAATACATATCGCCTATTAATTTAATACTGGGATTGGTAAACGTCTGGTTAGTGATACTAACCGATTCATTATTCACATAAAACACTGTTTTGGGGATCCCGATTTGGGGTGCAGCCAAAGCATAGGCACAGCTAGACAAGTTGTGCTCATCCCACCAAGTTCTCAATGCTTTATGTAGTTTTCTTTTTTCTGTCCATTTAACCTTCGTGATATTATCAACAACAAGCTGGTCCCGGATATCAAATTTCATAATCTTTATGTGAGCCGCTTCTTGTCTAGTCTGCCTAGTCTGTATCAACCAATGCCTCCCCTGGTTTTTATGAAATGCCTGTAACAATACCTTGGAATAGTTTCTTTAATGAGAATCAACCTTGCTTTAATCTTTTTACCACAAACCTTACAACCATGTTTACTTAATTTTGTATAAGGATAATGAACACCATTAAATATTTTTCTCATATACTATTGACTGTTCTCTTTTTGGTTTTAAAGTCAGCTAGATCTTTAGAATCTATGCGGTAGGATCTATACCCCAAACGATATGCTGGCAACACTTTGTCTTTAATGAGTCTTCGCACTTGGATTACTGACACAGATAGCTGGTCTGCGACCTGTTTGATAGTGAGTAGATTTCCGGACATATTATGCTCCTAATGTATGTGGATATATAATAAACATTACTGTAATGTATAAAACTTTCACCATATCTTCTACTTAAAAAAGGACCCACCAAGATATGCCTGCCTGCCCTCCGTGGTCAGCCTCTGCACCATGTGGGGAAAACATAGCAGCAGCAGCCAACTCCAACCCTGGTGGATCTTGATGTCGCAAATTGCGACCTCAATATACAGTCAATGAACAATAATATTGTAGTAATAGTGTAGTATAAGTGTAGTTGGATTGTAGTGAAGTATGTATACTTATTGTATAAAACCAATTAAATTAGCATACTTTTGATAGGGGAAACAAGCGTGTTACCCTTCGACAAAATATCATCCGAGGGAGAATCTCCGTCACAAGCTTATCAGGCGTGTTGCACGCTTTCCAAGCCCGTGCATAACCGTCAATAAATTGGTGCTATGTTGGTGAGTGTAGTTGGAATGTAGTTAAAATGCGGGAGAGGTGAACAGCCCTCCCCCGCCTGGGGCCAGCCTATATATATTTAGATACTTTCTCGATATAATCTTCTACTACCCCGGCACCTTCAGCAGTATTGTACCAGTGCTTCCAGTAAGCTGCTTTCCCGGAAGTGGTTTCCGGCATTGGTGCTGGTGCTCTCCAGTATTTTATCCTGGCATGAACGATCCCGGCAGCAATATTAGTTTCAAGTAAAAATTCCCAATCTTGAAGATTAGGCTTAACCCAATATCTTTTTGGTACCTTGGTAGCCTTAACACACTGATCTACCACTGTAGGCCTAAATTTGAGGTAATTACGGCAATTGTCTACAGCAGTGGCACCTTCAATCTGGAAAAAGCCAGATGCTGGTCCACCCCCGATCTGTTTTAAATATTTAAAGCGTGATTCAATGATGCCAGTTCCCAGGATCAGATCTACAGCATCTTCACTGGCATACTTTTGACCCAAGCAGTTAAGAACTCTTTTGGTGAGGTCCCTGGCCTGGTCTATGGAAATCATTTAAAATTTCCAGAAAATCTTTATACCGGCACCAGCAACGTCAAGAACTTCCTTAACAATCTTATCTCTTTCAGCCGCAGTGATTTTACCATCTTTAGCAGCTTCTCTGTAAGCCTCAAGGGCCTCTTTAATTTCTTTGAGAAGTTTCTTATACTTCGCAGCAGCGAATGTCATTCCCCCGCCAATAATGATTACAGCTAGATAAGCTGCATTACTCCATGATAACCATTCCATATTCTATTCCTTTATCATTTTATTTTTATATTAAACAACCAAGCTATAAACGACCCAAACACAACAGCCAAAACAGATCCTATTCCATGGATCATTGATATTGCCTGTTCGCCTTTTCTTATTCTCCCATTCTGTTCTTTCAATAAAACAGTGATGTTATCAACCGACTCTTTGATATAATAAATATCAGATCCACGTGTCGCAGAATTTATAGTTAACTCTTCCAACCTAGAATTAACAGAATCTTCAAAGTGATTATTCTTTAATTGGTTTCCCGGTGGCTTTTTCTTTTTCATGTTTCTCTATTATTTCCTCCAACATCAGCACCACACCAGTTACCTGGTGAAAAGCTACTTCCGTATTAATTTTAGTTTGTTTAAACTTTTTAAGTTCATCCTTTAGATCGTCAATTTTTATTGTATCAGCCATTAGACGTTACCAGTTGTATATGTACTGTCCAGATCCATTATCCAGTGTGATGTTATGAACCAATCTTGGCTGCTACCTGTTGGTGCTACATCTGCTTTGATAGTCAAATAAACCAAATCTCCAGCATCTATATCCGCAGTCATAGCCAAATCATCCGCAGAAACAGAAAATGAATAATCGTCCTGGGCATCCGTAACTGCAAATGAATAATATCCTATACCCTGATCGTCCTCATCACCCTGATTGTGATGGTAAACCCTCAACTCCATATTGTGACTAGTGGTAATATTCTCATATCGAATATGGAATGATACAAATTCCATATCATATGGAGCCAAGAAGCCCTGCCTTCCAGTACCAGTCGCAAGTTCCGATGTATCGGCCCAAGGTATTCTATGTTCAGATGAGCCAATAGCATCCACAAAATTATGCGACCAAAAAGAATGAGCGTAGTTTCCACCAGACTCACCAGAAGTTATAGAACCACTAACTACCAAATCTCCTTCTACTTGTAATCCAGGACCTATTGTAGGTACAGTTGTGGTTAGATCTAAATAGTGCTCTGGCTCAAAAAGGGTATGCTGTACTAGCCAATGCTCATTCCACATCCCTCCATTACCGGTTCCATAAAATCTGCCGCCATCAGGAGACCAATCAAAACCATATCCATCCATTTTCCATGACCGAGAATCGTAATTAACTGCTTCTAACAGTGTAATAGTAGAAGTCAAATCATATGCTACAGATAACGAATATCTTTTCCAACCATAATAGACTCCACCAACCTGACCGTTATTACCATAAATCATCATCTTGGTTCCACTGTCGTACACCCTAACAGCTACTTTGCCGTTCCCGGCAGCATTAGGTACCGATACCGTTTGCTGTGGGTTACCCGAATCGATTCCATCGCCAGTCATCTCCCATCTTGCTATGGTCCCAGTTATATCGTTCTGACCAGCAAATATATATCCATCGTTGCCGTCTACCCTTGTATGAACCGAAAAGCCTGCACTCTGATCATTTTCGGACAGGAGTATGTCGTGGGATCCAGAAGCTATAGCGAATGTATTCTGGGCCCCACCAGGACTGGTAAGAATTGTATATGGAGCATCAGTCTCATAACGACTTATGTAAGTTTCCGTGTGCTCATGTTCTGTCATTAGATAAAACCAAGAACCATCGTCATTCCATTCAACTCCCAGGATGCGACTATTACCAAATGATGCCGGAAACCCATCATCAATTAATGCCTCAAGGGTACCAACCACTTTTGTACTCCAATCATATGGTGTGGTACAGGTATAGCTAAACAAACCCATCTTTTCGACAGAGCCACCAGCCACTAGGGTAGGTATTTTACACGGTATCCAAAATTTCGTCCCATCATCATTCCACAGGAATCCACCATTAAAAGTATCGAGGTTAATGTCATATGTCGCATCAGTTACTTCACTACCTATGTCTTCTCTAAAGGTGGCGTTTATATCACTAACATCATAACCAGTAAATCCCGGTGGAGTTTTAATTATTTTATCATCTACCTTAACATAACCACCATCAACTTCTAAATCCCCCTCAATTATGACATCATCTTTAAAGGCAGCAAGGCCTGAATCATACATTGTAAATTTATCTGTACCCTCAATTCGAAGTTCTATTTCACTTCCATCAATACGAATCGGATGATACGCTGTAATGTTACTTCCATCTCGAGTACCATTGGCAATATAACCAGTTCCATTATTGACCATTAATTCCATCCCTTGACCTGAAGTTGGCCAAACGCCAGGTGATGCTGTCAATACTCTAAAATTCCCCGTAGCATCTCCCTTACCAGGAATAGTTACTGTATCACTTGCATCCCCTATATTGGCTGCACCGCCAAGAGAGGCATTAAGTGCTGATTTTACATTTGTTGTGTTGCAAGTTACTTTGGCTGTATTGGTGGCTACATCCGCATGATCACTACCATCTCCACCACTATGAGAAGTGTTAGTAGCTACATCAGCATGGTCAGAACCGTCACCACCAGAATGTGTGGTATTAGTAGCTACATCAGCATGGTCAGAACCATTGCCACTAGAATGTGTGGTATTAGTAGCTACATCCGCATGATCAGATCCGTCACCACCAGAATGAGAAGTATTAGTGGCTACATCAGCATGGTCAGATCCATCTCCACCAGAATGTGCGGTATTTGCTACAATTTCATCCCATTTGGCCGATCCCAATACTCCAGAATTATTTGTGTCAGCTTCAGCTAAAACAACATCATCGGCTCCACCGTCACTTGTGATCCCATAAGTGGTTGCAGTTATTGTTCCTGTAGATAATGACGTGGCACTACCACCAGCATTATCATCAACATATTTCTTATTAGCTATTTCTGCATCTGCTGTAGGAGCAGCATCTGTTTTTAATTTAGAGCCATCACCTAATGTTGCAACATTTTCAGCTTCAAATGTTGTGGTTTCTATTCCTCCATGAAAATAAGCACCTTGAGCCTCAAGTTCGCCACCAACAGTTAAGTCACCTTGAGTTTCAATCGAATCCGCATCTAGATGATCGTCAACTGTAAGCGAAGATGCCATTATCGAATCCGCATCTAGATGATCGTCAACTGTAAGACTGCCATCAACTTTAGCTTCAGTTTGAGATAAAGAAAGAGCACTGGCCACACCCTCCCCATCTTGTACTACTTTTAGGCCAGCTTCAATTCCTTCATTGTTATCACCATCGTGAACATTTAACAAATCCTTAAATGTTCTTGCGGGTGCTTTTGTCTCTAAATTAGCCATTATAATTCTCCATATTGCTAATAATATTATTTAATATTTCCATATATCCCGAAACTATTAAGGGAATATCTTCTTTTTCTATGGTTTTGGTTGACCTGGAAACCATTTCTGTTTTTTCTTTTTTGATTTCTTTCCCAATTTCCTATAGTCATGTTTTGGTAGACCCTGGGCCAATCTTTGATCATTAAGAAAATCCCTGATTATTTTAGGCATCTCTTTATCATTAACATCAAAAACAAGTTTCGCATCATCCTCTTTTAGTCTTCCAAGTTTGATCGCATCGAAAACATATCTCTTAAACCTGGCCACCTCAACATGATTATAAATTTTAATCTGTGAATTCTTTACCATTTTCCGAATAAGGGTTGTTTCAGTTATACCTCTTTTATCTGGTTGGCCATAGAATTGCCTTATAACAGGTATTTGCCTGGATGGTGTCTCTTTCCCAGCATATAAGTCGATACCCAGGTCTACAGATCTCTGGACAAACTTCCCCATTCCACCGGTAAGAAATCCAAATAGGTGGTCCAGGGTGGTTGGGTTAATATCAATCCATCCTGGTGTATAATGATTCTTAAATGTAGCGGGTTTTTCAACCACATCTGGTTCTGCTGCTGGTTTTGGTGTGCCAGGGAACCATTTCTGTTTTTTTGCCTTCTTCTTTACTACTGCCTTCTCATCTGGTATAATCCCAACGTATTCCTTTCCTCCGCTCCACTTTGAAAGTAGTTCTGTAATAGATCTGGATAACCAAGATGGGGGATTCACATCCCAGTATTGTGCGTAATCTGGTTTATTCTTTGACCATGTAGGTTGCTCTGGTCTTATAGGTCCACCATGGAACTTTTTATTTTCAACTATTTGCACAACTGGATCCAATACTGTTGGTGCTACCATCTGGAAAAAACTACCAGCACCAAAAGGACTAAAGGCATCATTGGCTGCCATTAGCACCCGGCCTCCAGCTTCGCCATAGTCTACATATTTAAAACCATTCTTCTGGCCTTCATGGATTACATCTGCACTAGCCTGGCCCATGACATGGAACATATTGTATCCATAAGGAACCCTGATCCTAATATCATCACCATTAGGCAACATGAAAATTAAATAGTTATCTTTTTCCCACTTGGTTTTCTTCTCCCATTCTTCCGGTGCAATCATATAGTTAACCAGAGCCAAAGATGCAGAGGAGGCCACAATGCCACCAACTATTGCCCTGGTCTTTTTACTCTTTGCAAGAGATGCACCAATTCTAAAGGATCCCTGGACTGTGGCATTGAAGAATAAATACAAACTGTTGGCCAGTGTACCCCATTCACCCTTCTTATTAAAGTTTACAGTAATATTTTTTGCTACCTGTGCTGCTTTTTCTTTGGATACACCCTTGCTTACCAATGCTTCATAAGTCGCTAACCTTACACCGGATTCGATGGCTTCATTAGCATGATTTACATATTCACCCAATGCTTTGGCAGCTTGTACTGGGGTACCGGTCCCTTTCTCAACACGCTCCATTTGTTTTTCCACTTTTGCCTGGTAATCTTCCAGGGTGTCCTGGTCAAACCAGCCAACCTTACCGCCAGTCTTTTTCAAATCCTTGTACTGTTGTGACCAGTATTGTTGCTCTTTTCCCCTGACATCCCGCCACACACCTCTAATTGCTTTAGGGGTATTCTTTAGTACGGTCCGAGCCACACCCTTGTGTTCACCAGCCAGATGGATCAGGGCTGTCTGTATATCTCTGGAAAAGTTGGTAATTAAGAACTCCGGATTGTATGTCGTTACAATAGCCCTTAAAAAATTATTTATCTTAACTAAATATTTAGGAGCCTTTTCTGCACCCAGGTTTTTCAAACCACGGGCCAGAGCCTCATCGTTGATCTCAATTAAGTATAGGCTGCCATCTCTTCGTACAGCAAAAACATTTTCACCCAGTTTAAATTTGGGTTCCATGAATTCTACTTCACCGTGCTTATTGAAAATTGGTCTGTACCGCTGCTTGGTTACGGTCCAGGCATCGCTCTCAAATTCTTCTGCAATATCAAGGAATTTTAAACCAACCTTGTTTTTTTCAGACCTTTTAATCACACCCATCATTTCATGCATACCAGAGAAAAACGGATTTATCCTATCTTTTTGGGAACCTTTTGTTCGTTTTATTTCTGCACCTTGTGGTACAGAAAACCCTTTACCCTCTTTCCCACCTGTATCTCTTCTGTTCTCTACCTCTTTTACTGTAAATAGTGGGACATAATTTTTATAATAATTAGTTAGATGCTCATAGGTTTTATGATCTATAAGTCCAGCATCCAACCGCTCTCTTAATGCTCGCTTGGTGACCTTTCTATAGAATTCTTTAGCAAAGGCCTCAATCACTTTGTCACCCTTGTGTTTTGCCAGGATCTCATTAGCTTCTGCATTGGTCATCCCGGACCCACCGTCTGGCATATCTTCCCGGATCTTTGCCACATGAGCGTTTCGTTCCTTGGCATGCCTGGCATGAAGGTATTCCCCAAAATCATCCATAGTGTACCCAGCTTCCAGGAGTCGATCAATTAATTGTCCTTTACCTAATATGCTCTCTTCAAATATTTCCATCCTATCTTTGGTTTTACCAATGAATAATTCAGCAGCACGGTAGGCATCCTCTTCGTCACTAACTGGACGTTGATCTTCTACTAATTTCATCACCTGGCCTAGACGGTTCATCTTGTCTTGGATCCTACGCTGCCATAATTGAGCAGTAGTCTCTGGATCCAGTTCTATTGCCTGGCCAGATTCTTCTTTTTTAGAGGGGGGTTTTTTGGGGGGAGGCTGT